GATAGCCCACTAAAATTAGTGGTGTTTTTTAAATCCGAGACTCTTGCGTAACAAGGATCCTTGTCAATATTGACATAGTAATTGAATCTTAAGGCGTTCTGGAAGCTTCCACCGGGTGCGGAATTAGCCCTATTTCTGCCAATGGTTCTAACAGCGACAACCGGAGATTGGGAGGTTACAGCAGCTTGCGATGCCATAACTCCTGTTCCATTTACCCTTATATCGCAGTTATTAAAAAAAATCATTCCAAAAACCTTTTACCACTAGAAATTACACGTATTTTAGTTTGTAATAGTGGCTAATTCTGGAACATTAAGGTTGTCGTCTAAGGTATCCAACCTCGATAGATAAGTCCTATATGTAGCTGATATTTTTACATTATCTTCAACGTTCACTGAATAAGCCTCCCCCACTAAAGTAGCGTTCTTAAACGAAAACTGAGTCAGAACAGCGTTGGTTTGATAATTTTTTAATTTTATATCTATGTTTTTGAGTTTTTGCTTGCAGGGATATGATCTCATGGTACTCCCCGAGTAGTCGTTTACTTCTATCGTAAACGTGCAAGTCGCTGCTATAGGAAAATCCACCCGCACTTCGCGTGGCTCCCTTGATCCTAAGCTGTAGTAGTTTTTTCTGGGAATTTCCAAGGCTACCTCATAATTGGCGACTAAATTCGTCTCGAAATCGTCTAGAACTATTTCTGTTGATGTCGCTGCCGATATATTGAAATCAGGAGTTTCCTTGTGGTTTTCCCTTATGTAGTCGAGTTCTTCTATTGCGTCTGCCGGAAAATTTTCCGTTTGAATTTCCCCTAAGTTACCTACGACACTGAAGGTTGCCTTTAAGCGCGGTATCTCCCCCACCGAACAAGAGTTGACGTAACTTTTTAGATAACCAGATGTAAAACTATAATTTTCATTGATGTTCCCGGTATTTTGCAATACATACCCATTGAAGCTCCCACTTTGAATGCATTTAATGAATGGGTCTTTAGCTACCGCTAGAGTGTCAAAAGAGATTTCCCCAACTTGTGGCCCCCTAGGAATAGGTATTGAGTCCTTGAATCCAATAAACTCCAAAGGAGCTTCAGGTATTCGGTATTCCCCCACGATATTTTGAACCCCAAAAACCTGACCAGTACCTAAGTAAACCAGTTGATCTTCCCTGTCTAAAATCCTAAATGCCATATATAATAATTACACGGTGTTTATTTTCTTTCCGTTAGGAAATAAGTGTAAATAAAACAGGAAAAAGGAAACTTTATGGCTAACATTTACGACATAAGCCCTTGGACATCAGGGGAAAGTTATCAAAAAAACGACGTTGTTTACTACGAACTAGAAGGAAAAAAGTACTACTGGTACGCAACAAAGGTTATATCCAGCGCTTCATCAGCCCCGTCCCTCACAAACACCGAATGGGGAGGGGTAAAATATTCCGAACAGACGGGAACAATAAAACCACATTTCTTCTGGAAACCTTCATATAATCTTCAGGTGTCCAACACCCCAAAGGTAAGATCTTTAAGATTCGGGGACGGGTACGAACAAAGGACCGTTCACGGAATAAACAGTGTTCTTCTCCGGGCAGACGGGATGCTTGAATTAAGGGATTCTCAAGAAGCAAGGGCGGTCTCTCATTTTCTCGCTTCCAGAAAAGGGTCCGAATCTTTTACGCTTAAGCTTCCACCGCCCTATGATTTAGACAAGCTGTATGTCGTTAGACAATGGTCCAACACGTTGGTATTCTACAACAACTACTCAATCAAGTGCCAGTTCGAAGAAGTAACTAAGTAACCATGCCCACAGATAAAAAAATCTCAGAATTTGATTCCGTGTCAGCTAACGCGGTATTTGATTCAAACAAAAAAATTGTAAGTGACTTCCAAAGGGTTGCTCCCTCCGCTGTTGTTACATTATTTGAAATAGACGTAGAACAACTACTTATAGACAACCTTATCCCATACGATAACATCTCCCGGACTGATGCGGTTTTCAGGTTTCATAATAATTTAAAATTAGTCAAACAAGACATCATCTGGAAAGGCCAAACATACAAAGCTAGCCCGATTCGAGTAGACGGATACGGAAGCAGCGCCAAAGGAACAAGCGCTACCCCTAAAATGACGCTGGTATCAGACGAAGAAGATAACCCTAACTTTAGAGAATTAAGGGTGCTGCTTAGGCGATTAGATGACATGGTGGGCGCAAAAATAACGAGAATAAGGACATTTGCTAAATACATAGACGAAGCAAATTTCTATATTAACGTGGGTGGGGAAAAAAGATTAATAGGTACGGAGAATATTTTACCAGAAGGCTTTCAGCCAGATCCATTAGCGGAATTCCCAAGGGAAATATTTTTCGTGGAAAGAAAGATAGGCGAATCCAGAAAAGGAATAGAGCTTGCATTAGCGTCCCCCATAGATTTGGAAGGTGTCAAATTACCAAATAGGTTGGTTCTCGCAAGGTCTTGCCAATTTGAATACAGAGGAGAAGGCTGCCTGTATGAATATTCTTCTCATTTTGGAGTTGATGATGCTACCACCAGAGAAAAAGCCGATAAAGCTTTTAATTGTGATTGCCTAGCTGGCATTAACCTACCATCTGAAGCGCCCCCAATAGCAAATGAAAAAAACGAACTGATAAAAGACGTAATAGGCGAATTCAATCCTCGCACCAGACCTACTAGATGGAGCGAAGATAAAGCATACAATAGGGGAGATTCTGTTTACTACGAAAAAGCTAATAAAAAATATTATTTCGTGTGCAAACAGTTCGCAGAGAAAGCCCGACTCAAACCGTCAACCGCCCCCCCAAACATGAACTATTGGGAAGTTGACGCTTGTTCTAAAAATATGAATGGATGTAAACTTAGGTGGGACGAAGACTATAAACGAAAGAAGGGCTTACTTATTTACGGCAACTTTTCTGTTTACTCTGCTACCAGACCCGAAACGTCTGCTCTGGGCAATGGCGCAACACACAAGGGGTGCGTGCCCTTTGGCGGTTTCCCGTCAGTAAGAAAGTTAGAAGAATTCAATACATAATAAAGTGAAAGAACGAATCAAACAAGAAATCAAAAAGCACGCAATCGATGAAGTACCCCACGAATGCTGCGGAATTCTTTTGCAAAACGAAAACGAAAACAGTCTTGAAATTTTAAAGTGCGAAAACTCTTCAGCCCATAAAGCTAACCATTTTTTAATATCCCCAAGAGACTACTTGAAAGCATCCGAAAAAGGAAAGATTATTGCGTTTTACCATTCTCACTGTTCTGAAGAAGATTCTTTTTCTGAGTACGACAAGCTGCAAAGCGAACAGCACAACATTAAATATATTTTATATTGCGTAGAAAAGAACACCTTCCATGAATACGAACCAAAAAATTATACGTCCCCTTACGTGGGTAGAGATTTTGAACTTGGAGTAAACGACTGCCTTACCCTTGGAATAGATTACTACAAAAACGAATGCGACATACAAATTAAAAACCACTATAGGGACCGCAATTGGTTTATAGAAAATCCCAATTCATATCAAGAGCACTATGAAGAAGAAGGTTTCATTAAGGTTCTCGATGGCCCATTGACAAAAGAGAACCTACCTGAGGTAAAAAAACACGATGCTGTTCTAATGAAGTACCTTGGTAAAAATTTTCCTACGCATGGAGCTATGTATATAGGAGATGGTTTGATTTTGCATCACCAGATTGGATGTTATTCTAGAGTCGAACCCTATAGTGACACCTTCTTAGAGAGGACGGTTGGAATCCTAAGGCACGAAAACCTACTATGAAATTAACAAATAAAATCAAAGACTTCATAAAAGGTCACTCACTCGAATCTTCTCCGAATGAGTGCGGGGGGCTAGTTCTGGAAAAGGATGACGGGGTCATAGATCTCTGCAAATGTACTAACGTTTCGGAGCATCCCAAAGAAAGCTGTTTAATAAAAAAGAAAGAGATAGAAGAAAAGTCCGGAAACCATAAGATTATTTGTTTATATCATTCCCACGCTTTAGGCCCACAAGAACTAACTTGGGAAGACAAAGCTACAAGCGAAAATTTTGGTTTAGATTTGATTCTTTATTGTGTCGAGTCTGATAAGTTTATAACCTACGAACCAAATGGTTATATAGCACCATTCACAGGAAGGCATTGGGTGCAAGGGATTTTTACGTGCATTGACATGGTTATAGATTACTACAGGAAAAACTTTAATATCTCAATAAATGGATACGAAGATTTAACTCTTTATAATCGCCAATTGAAATATTTTGATTTTTCGTGGGCTTATTTGCTGACATCTAGCGTGGGTGAACCGAAAAATGATGGGCGAAAAATGATGGATGAGATCGCCATAACCCCCGACCACGAGCAACCTTGGCAGCTCCTGCTAAGAAGCAACGATTTTACACAAGTTAAAGATTTAAAAAAGCATGATGTAATTTTAACAAAAGCTCCAAGCGAAAAATTTAATAAAAAATATAATATAAACTATCCAGTACATGCGGCAGTTTACTTGGGGGATGGCATGGTATTACATCACCCTTATTGGAGAAAATCTCTAATAGACAGACTAGACAAAGAAGTTGGGCCATTTATGACTCACATATTTAGGCACAAGAATCTACATGAAAACTAAAATAAAACTACATGGAGCACTTGGGGAACAGATGGGAAAGTCTGAATGGAGCCTATGTGTCAATAGCCCTAGGGAGGCTATCCACGCAGTAAATATACAGACCAACAGAAAGCTATACAAACAGTTCTCAGAGAACGACAAAGCGGGAATAAAATACAGAGTTCTTATCGATGGGGAAGATTTCCTGTGTCCTAATAAACTTAATAACAGTACTAATGATGAAAAAGCTATCACTGAAGACCTTGAAACTTTACAAAACTCAGAGCTCTTCATGGAGAAAAAAATAAAACGAATAGACATCATTCCTGTTGTAGAGGGTGCATCCGAAGTTTTTATGACAGTAATTGGTGTCTTGTTAATAGTCGTAGGAATAGTATTCCCCCCTCTTGCCCCTTTCCTTATTCCAGCTGGCCTAGCTTTGGTTGCTGCTGGTATATCAGCCATGTTAATGGAACCCCCAGAGTTTGGAGAAATAAGAAAGATAGAGGGGATGCAAACCGCATCTTATTTATTCAATGGTCCGGTTAACAGCGTCAAAGAAGGTGGGGTTGTACCTGTAATTTACGGTCAGGTTTTGGCCGGTAGCCAAGTAATAGCAGCTTATTACAAGGTTTACGATGTCAGTGCTGAAGCTGGCTCAACTACAAGCTAAAAAATGAAAGAAGAAAAACCATTTAGGTACAAGAATATATACCTCTCCGGAGAGCTTCATAGCGATATTGTCTTGTTCGGTGGTGGAGGATCACAGCCCCCTCCAAAAAACCCAAGAGATCCTGTTGAGGAACCAGAAGGTGTAGATACAGAAAAATTTCCTAGGCCGAGAGCACAAGAAGAGCAGGGGAAACCCCCGGGAGCAGTTTCTCTTACGGTTATTGAAACAATAGATCTCTTAAGTGAAGGCCCGATAGACGGTGTTGCTTCCGGCAGTTATGAATACGTTGGAGTTAAAGGTGAAGTTGGTTACCGATCAGCCGACTTTACTCCATTTGTTCCTACTGTTGATGGCGGCGACGTACCCCATGCGTCAGGATATCTTCGAGCCATCTACTACGACGACATGGAAGTCATTAGTAAAGACGGTAGATATAATTTTCGAAACGTAGATTTCGCTGGAACCCGAGGGGAAGCCGTAGGGAAAAACTTAGTGCTACATACGTTTATGGACATTAGCTCTGACCCAAGATCTCAAGTAACGAGAAATATCAGGGAGAGATTAAGGGGTCCAGAGGTACAATACAAATCCTAAAAAATGAAAAAGAATATAATAAAATCTGGAGATTTTCATCTCGGCACGAAAGCCGAAGAGGATATTCTTTTGCATGGTGGTGGTGGAGGAGGCAGTGCTCCAGCTCCTTCCTATTCTAATTTAACGGGCACATTGACGAATTCGGATTATTTACCTGATGAACTTGAGCTCCGAGAGGGACATGATCAATTAGGTAGAGACAGCGCTAAATTTTATAAAATTTTAAACAAGAGGGTTACTGCTTTTAAAATTATCGTAAAAGTAGGATCCCTTTATTTCAGAAAAACAGATGGGCCTTCAGATTACGAAGGGGAAACTGCACCAAAGGTAGGAAAAGGAGATATGAAGGGCGCGGAAGTCGTCTACAGAATAGATTACCGCCCCTACTTTAGCGACGAGACAAAAAACGAAGAATTTTTCCCAAGAAACGACGCAGACGAAATCGAACAAAACACAGATAACGAAATAACGGAAACAATTTACGGAAAGATATCGGCGGGATACCTCAGAGAAACAACCATCTCAATCGACGAAAGCACTTATGCTGACGTACTCGTAGATCCGGATTTTCTTGGTTGGAGCGTGGCGGTATATCGGGAAACTTTTGATTCAGTTCGAAGCTCTTTAGCTAACGCAACTTATGTTGATAACATCGTTGAAATATTTGACGAAAAATATTGTTATCCCAACACCGCATATGTAAGAGGTAGGTTTACAGCCGACACATTCCAAGCTGTCCCTAAAAGAGCTTATCTTACCAAGGGGGTCATGGTTAAAATCCCAAACAATTACAACCCGATTATGCATACTTATGGCTCCTCTAACGGTGGAGCAGCAAAAACCGGAGGAGACTCCCTTCTGGACAATGGGTATGACGAAAACGGAGATTCTATTGGGGCAACTTCGGAAGTTTGGGATGGAGATTGGAAGAGAAAGTCTGACGGTTCAATCAAAAGAGAATGGACCAATAATCCTGCTTGGGTATATTATGATTTAATAACTAACCCTAGGTATGGCCTTGGGAAATATGTTGACGAAAATCAAGTTGATAAATGGAACTTATTTGAGATTGCAAAGTATTGTGACGGAATGGTTCCCAATGGGAAAGAAAATAGTGACGGGACCGATCAAGCCGAACCTCGGCTCATGTGCGATATCTCCATAACAAACGAAGAGGACGCCTTCAAGGTATTACAGAGTCTGGCAAGCACGTTTAGAGGAATGAGTTGTTACGCGGGGGCAAAGATTAGCGCAACTCACGATGCACCACAAGACCCAAGTTACCTCTTCACAAACGCAAACGTCATCGATGGGGAATTTGTTTATAGTAGCTCGGCTAAAAAAGCAAGACACACGGTAGCCCTCGTTAGATACAACGATAAAGACGATAGCTATAAACCCGCTATAGAATACGTAGAAGACCACGAGGGAGTTAAAAAATACGGAATAAGAGTAAAAGACATAACAGCTTTTGGCACGACCTCAAAAAGCCAAGCTCAAAGGTTTGGGCGCTATATTCTTGGCACCGAAAGAATGGAAACTCAGGCCCTTAATTTTACCGCTGGTCTAGAGGCCTCTTATCTTCAGCCCGGAGATGTTATTCAAGTATCAGACGTTTCAAGACCAACATACAAAGAACTTTCCGCAAGAAGAAGAGGAGGGAGAACTTCCTTGCCCATAGAAATAATGTCTGGGTCGGTAGCCGGAAGCGATGGAATTAATTGTACCGGAAGAGTATTCTTAGATTCCTCCATTTCTGGATTCGCACACGGTATAGGAATTGGATCCGATGCCACCATGCATATAAGCCTTGTCACTCCCCCATCCTATATAGACCCGTTAACTACTACGTTAACAGGCGCTAACGCCAGTACCGTAGCTGACACCTACATCAGGAAACCAGCCCTACAAAGGCTTGATTTCACAAGCGCTGATGTTACAGAGACCGGCGTTTACGGGATAGGGTCCGGAATTGAAACTAGAAGCTACATAGATATAACTGGAGATTACATCAATAACGTTAACGTAATAGACTCAAACAATTACAATGTTACCGGCTTCACCGGCGTTCTGTATGACGTGGACGAAAACAAAGTACTAGTAGGTACTGAATACACAGGATTCCTAGAGGAAGCTCCAGATAACATTGTATGGGGCATTGAGTATACTGGGGCAGCACTAGACTATTCTCCTGATTTAGAGCGCTACAGAGTTATCGGGATTAAACAGCAAGAAGGTTTTAAGTTTCTCATAAACGCTATCGAAAATGACCCAGACAAATACCTTTATGTTGATGAATCAATAGAAGTAGATACCCCAGAAGTAACAACTTTCCCAGATGTAGCGCAACACTTTTTCGCTACTACCGTAGGAATATATGGCACCCACGCAAAAGAGCTCAAGTATGGATTTTCTCCGCCTGACGATACAAGCGACTTGGATGGTTATTATGTTTTTGTCAAAATAGGTTCTGACTTTGACGATACGGATGATTACACCTCTGACCCACTAGGAAAACACCCCAATCCAATATACTACAAGGAGTTCTTACCCGCAGGAAAAAACGCGTCGGCATTCCTACCCTCTAATAATACCACGTATTATTTTAGAATTTATTCTGTAAATAAACACGGAACATCTTCATCTAAAGCCGATTATCTCGCCGGAAATATAGAGGTTTTCGGGGTGAATCTTTTGCTTGATTTACAGATACAATCTTTAGCTCTACTGGGTGATCCAAACGATAACTTGGCTGGAAGAAAAGACGGAGACTCAATATTCACTAGTTCAGAAATTGAAGTATCTTGGCAAGCCGGTTTCTTGAGCGACTCCTTACAAAGATACGCAATTCCAAATGACTTTTATTGGAGGGTTTCTTATCGATATCCAGATCAATGGTATTGGAGCCCTACCCCAGCGGGAAATATTTTACATGAATCCACGGGAATTAACAAAAACGTATACTCCGACACCCTCACCATCGGTCAAAATACAGAACTTTCCATACCGGCGGGTGTGACCGGTTATGACGCATACACTCCTCTTAGGAATTTTGATATTGTGGTTGAGGCGGTTGATAGGGATGGTAACTCTTCTGCGGGAGGAAGCATTACTTACGACGCTGGTGCGTGTGACCAAGATGCAGATTATTCGAATCATCAAGGATTTGATATTCTCTTTGCGGAAAATCCTCCGGTTAGCGGCGTAAGGCTAACAGACAGGTTTGGTACTATAGATGGCGCATTTTCTGAAACTTGCGCCAGCGCAGCGGCAAATGAATTTTGCTCTGATCAATGGCTTGAAGATGACGGAACCCTTAATCTAGTAATAGAAAAAGATACAAAAAACAAGGTCACTGGAGTATCTGATTTAGTTCAGGGCGCTTTTATAGTTTCTAAGGATTTTATTGACCCCGCTGATGTCCAAACACATTTGGATAACTTCGTTTCAGATACTACTCAGCCAACCATAGAACAAAGAAACAAGTTGGGTGACAATATATACCTATGCTTCACCGAAGGCATAAACGATTTATCAGAAGATTTCCGAATGAGCGTTACTACTCCGTTTACGGACATTACCAAAGCGGATGATCTTGCTACTGATGATTCGGCGGATGTCTTGACAGAGGTGTATCTAAACGCCTCTTTCGTGGATCATTTTTTAAATAACGCTGTACATCATGACCCAGCCAAGAAAAATATATTAAAAAAATTGATATGGTCGGACAACTGCATAAAAGTCGGACCAAGGAACGCGTTCCTAAAAGGTTCTCTTACGTACAGGGCTTGGATTATTGTTAACATCAACTGGGATTCAGACGACACGCTTGATTGGCAGGGTGCTAACGTCCAAACTGTTTCTTACGCCGATTACGAGGGCAACTATTATGTAAGAAAAGGTAGAGCCAAAGGGGGGAAGGGGGACGGAACGTCTTATAGCACCACAAAAATACAAGCGAACAGAAGGTCTAGGTATGTCCAATTTAGGACCCCGATGCCTACCCACAAATATGAATTAGTTACTTTATTTTCTAATAATCCACACAAGTTCCGAACAGGTTCAGAAATTCCTGTTTACGGAGGAACAGATCACCCGACATTGCAAATCTCAGATAAAACAAAAGATGGATTTAGAATCTTTGACACATCTATCGGCGGATACGGTCAGGGTAATAGGCCCACCAAGGGAGCTTATTTTATCGGAGTGCTTCTCGGTGATGTTAATCTTCAGGTGGGTGGAGATCTTGGTTCGCGAAACGCTGACGCTGTTTGGGATTACGTCTTTGATATTGGTAACTCTGGACCGAC